TCATGAGCGGGGTTGCTGGGATATCTGGAAACCAGACTGCCCACCATCCGAGGCCCCACGCTCCTTGTCTTCCCTGGCAAGGGTTTCCAGGCGTTTGATTACGTCCTTGTAAAGCACGCGCACGGTCGACTCTTCCTTGCCCGCATCGTCGTACAGGTGATAACGAGCAATCTCGGCCAGGTCATCGGCCACCCACTCGGGGGCATCTTCTCCGGCCGGGCGGAACCGCAGGTAAAACGAAACTTCACTGCGCGCCCGAGTGACGGCGTCGGCGATCCTGGCCAGCGATGCAACGGCGATAGCCACATCCTCGTCAGGCCAGTCGTCCAAGGGCTGGCCACTGGCAGCCGCCACCAGCAGCTCCGGTTCGATGACGCGCTTGTTGTCTGGGACCGCGACTTCGGTAATGGCGCGGTCGCCGAAACGGAACAGGAGCTGGGTGGCGGATGGCAGTGAGAGGTTCATTTACCTTCGCCCCCGGTCTTTTCGGACTTGGTCTTTCTGGATTTCGCGGGAAGCTTCAGCGTTTCCGCCTTGGCCGCTTCACGCGCCTGATCCTCCTGGAGTGCGTCCTCCCAGAGAGCATCGAAGTCGATACCGGCCCCGCTCGATTGGTCATAGGACGGTTCAATCACAGGTGGGGTTGGCCCAGATCCCGAACCGTCAGGTCCAGGCTCTCCGCTGCCAGTGACCGGGGTAATGGGCAGAACCACTCCATTACCCAGAGCCGTAGCGATTGCTTCGAGCGTCTGCGACTGAGCGTTTTGTGCGGCGCCGGACGCTTTCGATACATCGACTTCCTGGAGAGTTTCATTGTGTCCGTCCTTCACCTGGTCGAATTCTTCCTCCGCATAGGCGAGGATCAACTGCGGCTCTTTATCCAGAGCCTGCAACTGTTCTTCCGTGAAGAAGTCGTCCGGGTAGGAGGTCGGCTTGCGGGAGTGTGCAATGCCGCAACGGCGGAAGCCGTCGCGCTTTGCAGTGATGACGATAGCCATAACGCCTCCCTTTATCCGAGCCAGCTCGGCGCGAGAACTTCGGCCGTGCCTGCCCATTCGTTACCAGCGTTCGCGTCTTTGACGACGATTTTTCGGGCTGCGCCTTCCAGTCGAGATGGCACAACCAGGAGGCCGGGATTAACCCCGAGTGGACGACCGCCATCTGCCTTGAAGTCTTTCATGGCAGCACGGGCCAGCGCGTAGTTTTCCGGGGTAAGCGGCGCTTTCGAACAGAAGGCGAACTGCCAGAAACCGAACCCGACGTTCACGCGAGCATCAACGCCGTAGCGATACTCGTCGCGCATGAAGACGGTTTCGTCGTTCATGTCGGTCATTGCTTTCAGTGCGTAGTTGCGGCGGTTCTGAAAGATGATGGGTTTAATCGCTCGGCTGACATCGAGCAGATACCAGGCAGGACCTTCACCGTCCTGAAAGTTGCTCACGGACACCGCAGTGCCGGTGCCATCGGTCGAAGGGAACACCGGGTGATCGATGTCGAAGAAATACTGGCCGTCGTAGCAAGTGGTGGTGAGGCCCGCTTTCAACAGGGCGAACACCAACTCGTCAGGATGCGCCGCTGAGGCCCGGCCCATTTCAGCAAACAGTGGTTTGTAAACACCGACTTCGTCATCTTCGATAGCGTCGCGAGGAACCGCGACAGAGGATTCAAACTTTTTGTTGGTGATCGAATAGCTATGGGCTGCCATGTTCTTGAGAACACGGTCGCCGATCCACTCGCGAAAGGTCGGGAACTGCCCCAACCAGCCATAGGTATTACTGGTCGACGACGATGGAACAACCGTTGCCACACGCTGCCAATCGGTGGGCGTTGCAGCCTGGGCGTTCTGGAATTCGGCTTTGAATGCGGTGAACAACGCAGCCAAGGTGCCTGGAGTAATGATCATGAATCGCTTCCTTTATATAGGGAGGGAGTTACGCCTTGCCCTTGATGAACTCGGCCTCGCTCATGCCCAGCAGCTTGGCGACCTGTTGCTCTTCGGAGTTGAGCGCGGTGCTGGTGTTGTCGGGCTGGCGCTCGCCCAGATCGGTGGCAGCCGCAACAACTGGCGCGGCCTCGACAAACGCCTTGAGGCGCGCCAGACCGGCTTCGTCCTGGCACATGGCACGGTGATAATCCACGGTGGCCGGGGTGATCTTTCCGGCCTTGGTGGCCGAGGTGATGACTGCATCGACAGCCTTGGTGTGCTCTGCCTTTTTATGGTCGGTGAGCGCCTGCTCCGCGTTGATGGCGCGTTGCTCCAGGGCGTTGTAGTCGGCCCGTGGTACGAATCGCTCCAGGTTGGCCGACTCGCTATTGGTAGCCTGAGCCGTCGACTTGACTTGTGTAATGGCGGCAATGACTTGTTCTTCGGTGGCGGTGTCGGGCAAGCCGAGCAGCGCCAAAAGCGCAGGTGAAAACTTCACAGGCGTGTTCTCCGTGGTTTCTTGGTTGAGTGCGGTCAGGAGGAAATTCGGCTTGTTGGTCAGGCCCGCGCTCACCAGCCGCGCAATACGGGTGGTGTCCGGGTCAAAGTCGAATACAGGGGAAAGGAAGCGATACTCGCGATTGATGACCTGCTCAGAACCCCGAGGCGTCCAATCAACGAGCCCCCACAGACCGCCGCCACGGATCTCAAGTTGCTTGATCCAGCCAGCAGCGGGGGCGGATTCGCCCTTACTGGCGCGGTGCTGGGTGGCATGTTCCCAGTCGATGGGAAGGTCGATGGCTCGGCCGGTAAAGCTGGACTGAACCAACATCCCGGCTTGTTCATCGAACAGCCACTGCCGACCATCGCGACCGATGACGTTCGGGCCTGGGGGAATAAGTTCAACCCACTCCGGGGCCTGACCGTCTGAGACGGCTGCGGAAAGGTCGGTGTTGAGTGCGAGTTGGGTTTTCATGCCGCCAGTCTGTGCGGCCTGGCGGAATGAGTGAGTATCAGCGGGGTTTAAGATTTTGGGGCGGGTGTTGCGGGCTAGGGGTAACCCGAAATCTGCTCAGTATTTAAAGCATCGGTAAGGGCGGGTCTCGCGAGCGCGGAGTAAATAGCGCTCTAACCAAATCTAACGCATGTCTAACGGTGGTAAGGCGATAGTCTGACGACGGATGTACCGACAACCCCAATACGCGGCGCCTAGGCGATCCTGCGCGGTCAGCCTGCCACCGGTTCCATTAGGTAGTCGTGGATGATCAACAGGACTTCCGTTTCATCCTCGGCAGACAACCCCAGATAAGGGCGCGCCGGTATGTCTCCCCATGGGATGGGCCTGCCTTTACCCGTACTGCCCGAGGCACCTTTGCGCTGTCCGAACTGATGCACTGCGCCATAGGGGCGGTCTGTACCGAAAGCCAGCTCGGTGCTGGTGGCCTGATGACGCATCGTGTCCTGGAGCGTCCCTCTCTCGCGCAGGATACCAGGGCCTTTCTTCCTGGCCAGGGTGACCGCCGACAGCGGCGCCCAGGGCGAACCATCCGGCGCGACCTTCTGCCGAAAGCGATCATCGGTCGACTGGTGAAGGTATTCGGCTACGTCGTTGAAGGGCGTCGTCAAGTCGCCGAGGCGTTCGGCCAGTTCTTCCAGAGCCTTGCCGACCAGGTCCAGGTCGACGTTGACATCGAGCATTGCACCAGCCATGAGGACTCCTATTCAGGTCGACGGTAAAGCAGAACACCAAGGCGCAACGCCTCCAGATACTGCTCGCTGTCTTCAACAAAGCCTGTGACGGCGTCCCAGCCATCGGCGCCTAGATCGAACACGGCAACGGCTGGCATCACCTGGCCCTTCACTTCAAAGTGCGCCAGGTAGCGACGGCGCAGGACGGCCTTGCCCTGGTCCGGCTGCCACACCAGGTGCGCCCATATTTCGTCCGGCGTCTTGATGGCGGCAGCCAGGAGGGGTAACTCACGGGCCTTCATCTGCGTGGCCAGCTGTATTGCGTTGGTTTTGGCATCGCTGAACAGCTCGCGTCCAATGACCAGGGCATCGCCCGTCACATCACGAAACACCGCTGGTGCAGCATCACCGGCCCCAAACTCATCCAAAAACTTAGCCACGGCTTGCGGCGCAGGTACTTTGGCTGGGAGCAAAGCCTTTGCCGGAATCGCCCTGGGCGCAGGCAGAGGCCCTGTCGGTCTGCTCTTGGGAAGCATGGCCGCTGGTTCCGGCTTCGCTGGCGTACCTGGTGCAGTGATGGGGTCACGGCTACGCAGCTGCGGTACAGCGTCGGACAGGCGGGAGCGACCTGGTGCATGCTCGAAGCCTGGGTCGATCCCTTTGGGCACGCGGACCGTGCGCGGGCCGTTGGGACTGTTCTTGCCAATGACGCGGTCTTCCCATTCAACAGCAGGCGCAGGGCCAATTGTCAGGCCCCGGCGCTCTACATCCCTGGCCGAGAGCATGTACTTTTTGCACTTGCAGCCCCAGCCATTCTGGGGGGAATGGGTCGACCACCACAGGTCATCGAGCGGCAATGTCGTACCGTTCCAGGCCAGGTGCATCGGTCGTGGGTGGGCACTGTCACCATGCATATAAAGGCCATAGGGACGGCGCTTGCGTAGCTCCGGGTCGGCTATTTGCTCTTCGCGCCCGGCGTTGTACGACTGGCGTAGGTTGGTTTCCCAAATGACGTTGGTACGCCAACCTCGCTCGCCGTTGTACTGCCAGCCATGTTTCCCCACGACCTTGTCAAAGTCCTTGCGGAACTGTTCCAGGGTGGTGCCCTGGGCAATAGACTTCTCGACAGCACCGCGAAGGTCGGCCAGCAGATCCCGCTTTACAGCACCGGCCACAACAAAGGCATAGTCATGCTCGGCGCCATATACATCGGACCAGGTGCTGGTCGGCAGATTGACCTTGCTACGGAAATAGTCGATTTGTTCATTGAACGGGAGCGAGCCATGGGAGACAGCCATTAACGCGCCACTCCAGCCAGGATGAATCGCGCCAGCTCTTCAGCTTCGGCCTTACTCAACGTCACAGAGACTTCGCCCTCATCGTGACCGATAGTCAGCCCGACCGTTGCATCGCGCATGCTATCGACCACCAGATACATTCCGTCGCTACTGCTGTATGACAGCCGCTTTTTGGTGGTGAATGAGTCCTCGGTTGTGCCTTGCATACCTAGAGCCCCCTCAAGATGTCGTCACGTCCCGCCAGGCTGGCTGCCGTCAACCCATCGGCAATCGCATCCGCCAACTGAGTGGAATTCATCGCCGGATAGGCTTCAATCAAACGATCCCGGAACTCTTCCAGGCTACTGACTGAGTCGAGCAATTCCTTGATCTGCTCGACCATGTCGTCGATGGGCGCCCCTGTCGCCGTTTCCAATGTCATTACCTGGTTATCAACAATGTCCCGAGGAACAGCCGGGCGGGCCGGTGCCTGCTCGCTGTTAGTAGCCTGCGCCATGACTGGGGTAGGAACCGGCGCCGGAACGCCCAACAGCTCGGCGCCCTCGGCGGGTGCCGGTAGATTGAGCTTGTCCCGGATAACTGACTGCTCCACACGCAGCCCCAGCGGCACCAGCTCCTTTAGTGCCTCGATCAACAGCTTGGTGTTTTCAGGCTGCGGTACGTCGATTATCAATCGTGGGTAACGTCGACCAGGTGCAAAGTTCAGATCACACCAGGGCCTTACGAAACACCGGTTCAGAGTATTGGACTCTGCCTTAGCATCTGCGCCCAGCAGATCCAGGCGAACCTCGTTGTGAATGACCGCCTGGGCCATGCTTGAGCCGTCATCGGTAGACATGGTTTGACCGACTACAGCCTTGCTGACCTGCTTATCCCACCACTCGGCCAGGCCTTTAAAGAAGTCCCCTGCGCCCGTCACATTGGCCGCCTGGGTGAAGTCGATACGCATACTGTCCGGGATCACTGCCGCCGCATCGCTGCCCAGGTTGGCCACCGCTGACATCAGCGTGGCAATGTCTTCCTTACTGGCACCAGGCCCGTACCGCCCCACACGCATGGGCATACCGAAGATATCGGCAAAGCCCATCCAGTCCTTCCAGGTCCAGGCTTTGCACATGTAGCCCACGGCAGCAAGTCGAGCCAAGCCGCCACGGATTGGCAGCCCGGAACGAATGCGCGGAAGGTGGACAATGAACTTGTAGGGTGCCAATGCAACGCCGTTGATGGGGTCGGCCTCATCGAGCAGGCGCAGTTCCCGGCCGGTGTCGCGGTCAAACTGGAAGAAGCGCTGGTCGCGTGGTTCAAAGCGCGACGGGTTCCAGGTCTTGCCGCTACGGTCCCACATGATCTCGCTGACGGCATAACCCTTACCCATGGCATCGGTCAGGTCGGCTTGCAGTTCGCCGAACTCGGGCGAGTCGACAACCTCCTTGAGCTGGTCCGCACGGCGCACGTCCTCCGCATCATCGCTGGCGGCCTCGATCCGCACCGACAAACCAGACACAGCCAGCTTTCGGGTGCCTAACACCGAAGCGTAATGCAGGTCGCGCTCTTCCATTTCTTCGGCAAGAGTCAAGTAATCGTGGGCCGAGCCCTCGTCAGCGGCCTTTAGGATGCTTGCCAGCCGACCAGGTGTGAGGCCGCTGGCCACAGACGGGTGCCAGATCTGGCGAATGCCGGTGGTACGCGCAGCGGCCAGCTCTTCGGTGAGCTTGTCGTATTGAATGGGGCGACCGTACTGGTCGACGATCTTGGACTGAGCCATTACCAAATGCCTTTCTGAGAACGCCAGCCTGCGCCTAGCTTGATTTCGCGGTCATGCTGTGCGGCGGGTCGGACGCGGTGATATTCGATGATCTCGATTTCTTGTCGGGAGGCGTAGTCGGCCAGCACAGCGGCAATACCAGCGTCGCCATGGCGCTTGGGGCCGGACTTCTCGCCCTTTTCGTTGGTGCGCTTTTCCGGGATGCGGGCCACGCCCTTGACCATCCGAAAGGCGCGCACGTCGCTGACCACGTCCTTGTCGGCAGGGATGTCATAGAAGGTGTCGTCTTCCAGGGCGGCCTTGAACGGCGGCATGTTGTCGCGATACCAGCCCTCCGTCAGCATCACCCGTTCGATGCGGTTAAAACCGAACTCGACGGCTGTGTCTTCCGACAGTTGCGAACCATTGCCCCTGGCATCATCGGCACCCTTGAGGAAATTGGGCAGGCGCCGAAGGATGTAGAACTTGATCTGTGCCTGTTGCTTAAACGGGACATTGCGCAGCTCGACCACAAAGGGTGTGCGCTTGCGCAGGTTCTGTTCCTTGATCAGCGGCCAAATGACCGAAAGGTCGCCGGTTCGCCCGAAGTCCATGCCATAGAAGCTCTGGACGTCCAGTGGAATAGCCGACAGCAGCGGGAGCAAGTGTTCTTCGCACCACTCCAGGGACTCGGCCAGGCGCAGGTGTTCCGCGATGGTCTCGTAGCCCTGCGGATAGGCCAGGCGCAACACCGGCACCTCGCGGTTGCTGCGCTGCTCAACTAGGGCCAAGCTCAGAAAGGCTCCGCCGCCCTGGGACGGCACACAATCAAGCTCTTCCTCGGCAGCATCACCGTAAAAGTCGTAGACATCCTGGACCCAGGCCACCTCTTCCTCAGCCTTGTATTCAATGCCCTTTCGCAGACAGACCCGCTGGTAAAGGCCATCCGCGACGGCATCGCGGAACTCGCAACGGAATAGCTCACCCTTGCGCTTACCGGCACGGATATCATTGATCAGCTCATTGAAGGCGTTTTCGGTGCCATCGTGGGTGCTGATCACATGCACTTCACCACCCCAGATCAGCAGCGCCAATGCGGCCTTGAGCAGTTCGGCCAGATCCTGGTGGAACGCCGCTTCGTCGATCACCACGACACCCTGACGGCCTCGAAGGTTGGACGGTCGACTGGTCAGCGCCACGATGCGGTGACCACTGGGAAAGACAATGGTGTAAGTCTTGATGTTCTTGTCTGGGTCACTGTCCGGCCAGATACCTTCCTCGATCTCCCCAGCCGCGTAGTTGAATGCACGCGACCACATGGCGCATGCCTGGATGTACTCGACCGTCATGTCCTGGTTGTAGCCCAGGTAATACACAGTCTGGCCTCCGGCTGGCTTTTCGGCTGCGGCAACCAGGACGTTGTCTGCCGCTTCCGCCCAGGTCAGGCCAATACGGCGAGACTTCTCGCCGACCTTGAGCGGGGCGCGGATGCCAATCCATTCTTTCTGATAGTCGAGTAGCACTGGCGGCGCACTGTTGCTCGCCGTGTTATCCAGAACCAAAGGGGGGCGTCGACTGCTCATGGGCGCCTCGGTGCAGGTTTTAGAGCCTGACGAATCTCTGCACGCAGGCCATCCGGCGTATCTGGATGACGGCATACTTCACGCAGCAGCTGTTCAGCGTGATCACATTGCACTTCAATGACATTGACGTACTGCTGAAGGCCCCTGCTACGGCGCTTCTTGTAGAGGCCAAGAAACCACGCCAGTGCCAAATAGAGCGCCACATTGAGATCGCAAATCAGCAGCCAACGAGCGTTCTCGTCATTGGCTGATAGCCCGGTCATGGCGAAGCAAATCATCAGGGCAAAGAAGTAGTTCATGACGCCATCCCCAAGATCTCGCGGCGGATCTCGTCAACAGTTTCTGCCGTCAGGCCACCTTTCTTAGCGATCTTCTCGACACGCGCTGCTGCGGCTTCTGTTTTCTCTCGCCACTCGGCTTGCCACTTCTTCTGAACCACCGATGCTTTGCCCAGCTCGGCTACAGCCTTGGCCACCTTTGGCAGGTCAAACTTGTTTTTCCCTTCGGGGTCTGCACCCGCTACCAGCACCTTGAACAGGTGTTCCTGGACCAAACGCATAAGAGCCTCGTTGACCGCACCTTCTTCGTCCGGCGCAGCAGCGACCACAGCGCGAGCCTGCTCGCTCGCCATTTTCAAGGCCGACAGCTTGGACTCAAAGTCCTGACCGTAACGCTGGAGCGATGACCGACTGATCGAAAAGCCTTGTGCCGATAGCTCGGCGGCAAGGGTTTCGTATTCACTGAAACCGTTTTCGGCTAAGGCCTTATCGAGCCAGGTCTTGACCGCCTTGGGCAGGCTGGCGACTTTGCTGCGGGGTGGCATAGGTCAGCTCCAGTATTTTTCTGGACGGGCGATGCCTGGGTCGCAGGGAATGGTGTACTCGGCGAGGTCGACGCCGTAGCGGGTCAAGCCGCAGATCCACACGCCGTTAGGTTGCTTGTTCAGCGTCACCAGGCTGCGGTCAGCCAGGTAGTCGAGTTCGCGCCGAAGCTCAATGGTCGTGGAGTCTGGATAGATCCCCTGGATGGTCGCCAGCACCACCGCTTCATGTGGATCAATCGGGCGCGAGGTGTCCAGGGTCTTTATGATGTACCAGCGCAGAGACTCCCGGCGTGTCTTGGCAGCGTCAATGTTCATTGATTCAATCCTTTAAGTTGGACGGTTTCTAGCTTGAGCGCCAAAGCATCGAGCTTGGCCTCGATCACGGTTTGGCCGCGCACGTAGTCCTCCCGGCGCACGTAGTGCACTGGCATGTCTCCCCGCAGCCGTTCAAAGGAAATCTCCAATGTCCTCAGGCGCTCGCTGTCCTTGTCCGTTATTGCAAAGCGCTGGTCGAGACGGCGCTCCATCTGCATGACCATGACCTTAACCAGTCCGGCAAAGGCACCCAGGATGGTGACGGCGATGCTCACCAGCTGCCACGCAGGCATTTCAATCGTCGTCATCAGCGTCTCCGTTTTTCTCGATGTGTTTGGCATTGAGCACAAAGCCGCACACCAGGTAAGGCCAAGCGACGCTCTTCAGGGATTGGCATGTCGCAATCCTCGCCTGTGCAAAACTCGGCCGAAGGGCCGGTCAATACTTCACGTTGTGCAAAATGTGCCGCCAGAGACGTTTCGTTGTGCTTCGCCTCCAGGAGGCTGGCAAAGTCAGTTGCTTGCATTAAGGGTCCAGTCAATTAGGCGGTTGAGTTGAGCCCGGCAGGAACTGTGTAACTCGCCATTGCGGACCTGGTTGCCCAGGACAAGAGCCTGGGTGACGCCCGAGTCGAGGCTGTCAGCGGCTCCGGTTCCGTAGGTCGGCGCAGCAGCTCCGCTGGCGGCTTGCTGGGAAGGCACTGAGGCGCTGATGCCGTTGGCTGTATTCCACACGCGGACAAAACCAGCAGTGAACACAGCATTAGGCAACGGCTCAGGTACTGACTTGAGCGTGCGGCGGTATAGGGTCGTAACACGAGCAATCTCTCCATTTAGCGTGTCAGTGTTCTTACGAAAGGCCTCTTTGGCGTCTGCAAACTGAGTGGCGAGCAAGCTGCCTCGCTCTTGTTCGGCCCTCAGTTTTTCGTTCGCCTGTTTCAGCGACTCGCTGGTCGCGTCAGCAATGCGCCGCTGTTCTTCGGAATGCTCCAGGCGCAGGTTGGCAACTGCGGTTCGTCCCTGCGCTTCTGCTATTGCAAAGCCTTCGCTGTAGCCGTCTTGCCAGTTGAGGTGCAGACCCAATACAACTGCCGCGATGACGGCCACATACCAAGTCGCTGGAGTGATGAAGCCGAGTAGGCCTTTCATCTGCAAAGCCCCTTACCCCAGCCGGCATCGACATACAGGGGCTCCCAGTGCCAGAGAATGAAGCGCGGGTAATTGCGGTTTTCCCGGAAGTTGGCAGCCGAGCGACCAGCGTTGTGGTGCTCGACTGAGTCGAACCAGGTCAGCGGATCGGCGCCCTTTGCCGATGCCAACTTGCGATCACGGATGACCCAGCCCAGCCCGCCGTTGTACGACGACAGAATCATCGCGGCCTGTTCACAGCTGCTGCTTGCCTGGATACGGCTTGCCAGCCAACGGTCATAGCTGACTAGCGCCTGCATCGACCAAACCGGGTTGTAAGGCTCGACCTTGCCAAGGGCCTTGGGGAAGGTCTGGGCGAGCCAGGTCGCGGTCGAAGGCATCACCTGGCCCAAGCCTTGCGCACCGACAGGCGACTTTGCGTCGAACTTCCAGCGGCTTTCCTGGTGGATCTGGGCGGCGAAGGTTGCCACCGGAGCGTCCAGGCCCCACTCGGCCTGGGCGATACGGGTCAGGTCACGGCGATAGCGTTCGGCCTGGGCCGGGATATCGGCATGCGCAGGGGCGCAGGCAGTTAGCCCAGCCAGCGACACAGCACCTATATATAGAAGGATTTTCCGCATCGTCAGAGCCCCAGCGTCAGGCCGAGTACACAAGCCAGCACGACCAGGGCACGACGAACACCGGCCATGGAACGTTCATAGCGGCGGACCTGGTTCGGCCGGGCGTAGGGAAACAATGCTCGGTCAATCCAGTAGCCCAGGACGCCGCCCAGGGTGACCAGGCCGCATTTGTAGAGGACCACCGGCAGCTTGGTCGGGGCGACGATGGCCAGGCAGAACAGCAAGGCAATGGTGATCAGCGTCCAGTCGGTCATACGTGGCGCACGCGGGCGCCGCTTCGGTAGTGGAAGAGTCATTGGGTTGCTCGCGGTGAGTGATGAATGGATGCCCGCAATGCGGCCAGGTGCTGCGCGGCCACAAGGGGGTTGCCGATCACGCGAGCGGGCTCGCGGTATTCGGCAAAGGTCTGTGCAGATGGTGTTCTTACAGCAGGGCGTAACTTCTCTCGCTGGCTGACTGCTTGCCGGATGCGCTCTTCGCCCTGCGTTACATGCGCCTGGACCATGGGCAACCAGTCGGCTGGCACCTTGGCCCACAACACCGCACGGGCGTTATTGCTCCCAGCCGCAAGAATGAGCTGCGCATGTTGGCGTGGCCATTGAGGCCGTGAGACTTTGGGTGGAGCGGGATTTGAACGCATGGTGCAAGCCTGCCGTTGAGGGAACGGTTCAAGCTTCGCGCGTATGAGGAAGTGGTTGAGTATCAGCGGGGTTTAAGAAAAAGCCCCGCTCGGAGGCGGGGCTAAGGAAGCATTAATTATTGGCAGTTAGCTAGGTCCGAGAAGGCCAGAGTCTCGACCGGATTGAATGGTCTTGTATGCACCAATATGAGTAAGTCCGCTCTCTCCCGAACTAGGAATCCTGAGTGTCATGTACATTGCTAAAACAGATGCACAATCCCAGTTTTTCTTTCCGTCACCAAGAGCGCTATAGACCACATCAAGCAGCTCATAATGTGTAATGGGGACGTTCGCTTCATCCAGCTTTTTGCGAGTCATAACTATCATGTTGCCGATATTTTCAGCCTCTTTCCCTTTGGGAAGATTGTTACGGCATTGTTGAGCCGCACGCTTAGTCATCTCAAGCAATTGTTCTTTTCTTTCCTGGGTTGCAGCTGTTCCACGCTCTTGATCTTTTTCAGCAAAGATATTTGCAATAAAAGAATTGGTGTATTCCTGCGCATACGCACTTGAACCAATCACCAGCAATATCGCGAGCGCCGCTGCTTTCCGTTTCATCAGTGAACCGTCCCTTCATCATATCCAAATAGATCAGGCTCGTTTTTTCGATGGAGAGCCCGCTGTTTTTTGATGATGTCATAAATGGTTTGGTTCGCAAGGCCGTACTTACGCACCAGCTCAGGGATAGGCGTGTTGCTTTCGAGCCATTCGCGGAAGATAGCAGCATCACGCATAGCACGCTTCAGTGCATCGCCTCTCGGTAGATAGATGACGTTACCTCCCATGGCCGAGCAAATAGCAAAGACCACATGCCGGGCCAGTTCGGGCGCCGTGGAGTCGGGTCCCATTTCAGCTAGTAATTTAATCTCGGCAATCTCGACCATCTCCCGCAACGACCCTTCCCAGCGCGAGAGCACCGTAGGGTCTTGCATACTGGCCAGTACCTTCTTGGCATCCAGGTTGTCGATGTCATCTGGGAACATGTCTTCATTCATTGCGTTGCCCTCCCATGGCGCTTGGCGTCATAAGCCAATGCTGCAACCATCTTGCGAAGTTGTTCAGGGTCCAGCCATTCCACTCGATCCACCTTAAACATGCGCAACGCCATGCCGTCGGCATACGCCCAGGAACGTTTCGACTCTGCGAGGAACGCTTCTATTTTGCCGACCAGCTTTGCTCTGTCCGCTGCTGCTACCGGAGCCTTACGACCAGTCTTGACGGGGGAAGACTTCCAGCCAAGCCGCTCAAACTCGGCCAACACCTTGCCTGCTTGACGCGGGCTTAGGTCCTTTGCCGATCTGACACCGGCCACGCGAACCAGAAGGGCGCGATAGGTTTCATCATCCAGGCCTAGGTCCTTCTTTGCTATGTGGATCTTGCTTAGATCCAGGTTTCGTCTGTTCACTTTGTTCTCCCTTGAATCAATGCTCTGAATGCCACCGGATCTCGGCGAGACAACTCGGCTGCTCCGTGAATGACCATCGTCAGCGCGTGCGCCGCTTCGTCGAACTCCCCGGCGATACGGATACGTTCAAGCTCGGCCAGGGTGCCTTTGTACGCCTCCATCTTGAACGTGCTGGAACCCATAGCCAGTTTCTTGGCCTTGTCCCGCAGGCGCTGGGCACGTTTGCGCTCAAGGGCCAGGCGGGCTTTACGCTGCCGGGGTGTTTCGTCTGTCATCTGTTGGCTGCTCATCAGTACCAGGCAACCACGCCTGGCAGACCTTCCCGGAGGCCGGGAGGGTTTCGCTCAGTTGAGGCGCTGTTGCTCTTGCCCTTTCACGCCGTGATTCAGCTGTACATCAGCTGCTGCAAGAATCCCGTGCATGGCATCGCTCACGGACCGATTGCTCATCCGCTTTGCGGTGTTCCGGTCCTTCGGGTCTGCCTTTGTTGTATCCGGGTGATGCTTGAGCATGTAGGCCGAAGCGGCGCTGGATGGTGTGTCATTGCCAGCGAAAGCCATAACCTGCTTGCGCACCTGGTAGACCCAGGCATCACAGAACACGTCCGCCCGTTTGGTCTTGGTTGCGGTCTTGCAGCGCTTGAGTTTGTCGGCGATGAAGTCACGCCGGGCCTGGCGGATCTGACGGAGAAGCAGCGTCATGGTGTAGCTGGCCACCTCGGCAAACTCACCAATGAACCGCCATTCACCTAAGCCCGCCATGAACAGCAACTCGCAGGCATACGCACGTTTTACGCTGCCAGCCAGATTGGCTTCCCAGCGAACAGGATTCACCTTAGAGCCGCTGCGCGAGGCTGATTCAAAGATGTCCGAAAGCTCTACATCAGCTTCTTCGATACGGAATTTTTCCATCATGGCCCGCGCCTGGCGCATGGCGGCGGCTGCTTCATGCGGGTTATCGCTCGACGACAGGCGCAGAAGCTTCTTGATTTTGTCTATAGCTTTGTTGTGGTCCATTTCGTCAGCTCTCTGAAATGCGGGCGATGCTGGTGTTGTTGGCCAGCAGGTGTTTTTTGAGGGAACTGAAGCTTTTCCAAGACCAGTCATAGGTAATGAATTTGACCGCCTCAGCCTCAGCGGCTTTGCGCTTGCCCCAGATTTTCCGGTAGAGCTCGATCTCCTTTTTGGTATGAAGAGCACGAGTCACCTTGCGATAAAAGCGGCGAGCCTCTTCGTGCTTCGGCTCGCCGGATCTGTGGTCGCAATCCAACCAAATCCCCTTCAAATATCCATTAACGTAGATCGTTGTCTCCCAACTCTTTTTAGTAGGTCGAGTCATCTGTACTAGGTCGATTTCAAACTCATCACACTTGAGTTTCATACAGCCCCAGGGGCTCGCCATCTGTTCCTTTAATGCATCCCAATCTGCCTGTTCCATTTCGTCCTCGGCTGCTCATCAGTACCAGGCAACCACGCCTGGCAGACCCTCCCGGAGGCCGGGAGGATTTCGCTCAGTGAATGGTTGAGTTACTTGGCTGGCGACGGTGCGCAGGCAGCGCGCCCAGGATCTGCTCGCAAGAGGCCATACCCCATAGCATTTCTGAAATAACGCAGGCGGCCGATGGGTTCATACCTTTAGGCATACCAGTCAGATCAAGAGAGATAGTTGGCTTGCCGCCTTCATCGCGGCCGTCTTCCAGGGTGAGGATAATCTTGGCCATGCTGGCTCCTAGTGTTGCTTGTGGAAAGTGATGTGGAAGTCAGGAGCGATCAAGCTCACCCAGTACATAGGAGAAGCGCAGAACATAAGGCTCCGTTTCAGGACCAGGATTGATAGCCTTAGCCTCGGCGACCTTCGCACCAGGACAGATTTTTCTTAGTAATGCTGAGCCAGCCAAAACAGCACTGATGCTTGACGAGGCGGCAACCTTCTTGCCCTTCGTTGAGGCGTGATAAGCCCCAGTGCTGTAGCGAATCTTGATGTCGATGTGCTCCACGTCAGACCCCCGCGATATCAAGGCTGATGGGCTCGTATTGGTCGGTATCACCGACACGCTGATACACACGAATGTAGGACTTGGAACCCACCACCTGGCAGGCATCGCCAATGGCTTGCATGGCGCGCTGCCAGCGCTCATCTGTGATTTCCAGGCGGCGCAGGGCCAGCACGCGTGCCGTGCGGATGTCGCCTTTCTGGTCGGTGCGAAAGGCGTCATTCACCAGGGTGACCACCTCAGGGCGAGCCCCCTGCGTCCAGTCCCGCAGGCATTCGTCAATCAGCGCTCTGGCTGCCTGCAAGCGTTCGTCAAAAGCGATGCTTTCCTGGACTGCCCGCAGGATCTTGAAACGCCCATCAAAGCTGATCAGGCTGACATTGCCTTTCTTGCCGCCAATTTGAGCGCCGTACTGCTCGGCGCTCAGTTCGATAAAGGCTTCGATATCGCCGAACGCGGAGCCCTTGAATTTCGCCAGCACGTCATGGGCCGCACGCGCTTTTTCGACGAGATCAAGGACCAGGCTGTCTCGTTCCAGGTCGATGGGTTTGATCATGCTTTCATGGACCAAACGCTTTTGAGCGTCCATCCGGTAGCCTTCTGGGATGGTCTGTTTTTGTGCGGTCATTGCTGGATTCCTCAGTGGACAGTCGGGCGCTGCCAGCCTTCTGGACGGGCGGCGCTGATGGGGTCGCGCCACTCCAGGGTCACGCCCTGGAACTGCACGCTGTAATGGGTGCTACCGGCCGTGGGGCGGCGCTTAAAGCCTTCGCGATGGCCAAGAGCGACCAAGCGCTGGCCCGCATCGGGAGCGATAACCAGGAAGTTTTGAGCTGGGCAGAAGCCGAGTATGCGAATGCCATTCGCCTGCAACTGGCGGGCGGCGGCGTTGAAGATGCGCAGGCGATCAGCGAGCGATGGGGTCAACACTTTCAAGGCTGTACGGTTAGTGGAGGCGAGCATGGGCGTTCTCCTGGGTGCAGCAGTTGGGGTTGATCGGGCAGTGTTGGCAGGCGCGCCAGCGCTGCATGGCGGGCGGGTTATGGGTTGGCGCTGGTTTTTCGCGATAGCTTTGGCACTGCTCCGCATTCACTTCCTCATCCAGAGCCACACACTGAATGCGGCCAAGGGTTTCCATGACACGGCGTTCAACACCGGCAGTGCTACGCGATGCATAGCGATTGGCTAGGGTCAGGCTTACTGCTGTTCGGCTCATGCCGATACGCTTGCTGGCCTGGGTTTGGCTTGTTGCTGCGACTTCGGCGGCGAGCAGGCGCACAAACAACGGCGCTTCATCACCCCAAGCAGAAAGGTTGACCTGGTTCATTCGGTCACCTGCTGATCTGCTTTACGCCAAACCACTTGATCCAGGTTTGGGTCGTAGACCTGGTTGAAATCACGCTGATAGATCGGGTGCTTTGGGCCTGTGTAACGCGAGGGAATCAAGCGGAAGCGTGTTTTATTTCCAGCCGTGCCGCCGCTACGTGTCAGATAGCCAGCCTTTGCCAGCCCCGACAAATACACCTGCGCGCCATATTCGCTGATGGATACGCCGTTGACGCTGGCTGCCGCTGCTGCCTCGGCGGCGCTGAATTCGCCGAGGATGCGCAACGCCCGCCACACGTTCTCGGCACCGCCTGCGTATTTGGAAACCTTGCCGTCTTTGGTGATACGCGGGGCCTCGACGCCTTCGTCTTTAAGTAGCTCCCACTCGGCGTCGAAGCGGTCGACGGTGCGGACCTTGCTGACAAATCCGGCCTTTTCCATGTCTCGGAAATAGGCGCGCACGGCTTGGTCATCTTGTCCGGACTTACGCGCAACGGCGTAAGTCGTCAGCGCTTTAGGGCTGGCGTTAATGGCGCGGATGGCTTCCCAGATGTGCTGTCGTGGAGGCTTTCCGCCTACCATCACCAGATCTGCTCGTGCTCTCGGCATGGCTCAAGCCCTCCGCGACGGCGCATCGCCGGTGAACCAGCCGCGAGAGCCCCAACCGGCAAGGTCGATGCTGTCGATGGCCAGGGCCTGAGTCTCGCTGTAAACCTTGTACAGATTGACGGCGACACGGCGCAGACAACCGCCAACCTTGACCCGCAGGTCTTCCAGCAGATCATCGGAAAAATGCAGCTTCGGATAGCTGGCTTGGGCCAGAGCACGTAAATCGTCGAGGGTGGCGCTTTGGGCGGGCACCCATTCCAAAACACGGTTATGCAGCCGCTCCAGCTTTGCCAGGCTGCCGGGGACACCCTTTTCCCCAATCAACACAATGGTGCCCTGGCTAGCGTTATGGATATCGGTCAGGACGTTGGCGACGGCCTTTTCAAGCAGATACTGCACGTCGTCAATCAGCAGTGGGCGGCCACTGCGGGACAGTTGTTCGGCGATCTGGTCGACCATCTGCGACAAGGTGCGCTCAGGCTGAATGCCCATCTCGCGCAGGATGGCGAGTAGGAAAGCCTTTTTGCTCCAGGTGTCGCGGCACTCCACGTAATAGGCGCGGTGCTGATTAGCCGCGAACGCAGCACTCACGCTTTTACCCAAGCCGCTGGCTCCGTACATCACCACCAGGCCAGGCAACCCCTCAGGGCGGGCGTGGGTCCGTGCGATTGCGGCGGATAACAGACCGACGTTAGTCAAGGGAACGATCTTTGGAACACTCATGATTTGACTCCTAAAGGTTTGCGGTTAAGCGTGGGCTTGCGCGGCGAATGCGAACATTTGCTGAATCGACGTGAAGTCCGGGGTTTGCGGATAACGGGAATGCCATTGCGTTTCTTCTGGCGTCAGCGGTTCGCCGCTGGTCGCGCGGGCGTCGAGTTGGTGCCAGAGGTGATAGCGGGCGGTTGGGTCGGTCGGCAGCTCGAAGCTCGGGGCTTGTGGGGCCGCCAGCTGGGCGAAACGCTGGGCCTCGGCAAGCTGTTCAGGAGATAGGTCGTAGCTGCTCGATGCCATGGGAAGGACGCGCATTTCAACGTCTTGCCCGGTGATGGTTTTGGCCTTTTTAACCAGGCGCGACAGCTGTCCGCGTTCGCGTTTCTCACTGGCTTTTTCAAGCATCGTCACCGGCATAGCTGGGCTGGCATTGCCGTCCAGGACCGCTTCACCGATCAGCTCGCCATCCAGGGTATGCACCCATACGCGGCTGGAGTCACGGAAGTCATATGCCACGCGGACTTCCTCACCATGGAAGCCGTCCAGCTCTTTCAGGAAGTAGGTGCCGCTATTCCACTGCACCTGGCAGCGACGAGCGATGCGCAGGACCTGCGGACGAGTCAGGCTTTCAACGATGCTTGCGTCAGCCAGCAATGGCTCCCAGCCTTCGGCCTCGGCCTGTTTCCAGGCCTCCATGGGGCTTTGGTGACGCATGCGCAGCGTCTGTGGGTCGCGGAACTTCGGCAGGCCACGGTGTGGGCGCCGGTTGTAGTCGTCGAGCGCACATTGCAGGTCGGCGAAGAACACCGAGAACTCCGGCACAACCGTCGGTGCCAAACCCAGCGCTAACTGTTTACGGGACAGCTTGTGGGCCTTGGTTCCGGCCTCCTTGTCCATGTCGGCGCCGATGTAGCTGTCGAAGGTTTTTGCGAGCCTGACCAGGATGGTTTTGTGCGGGCGCTCGATCACGCCACGGGCTTGGGAGTTGTAAGGCAACGAGTGCGTAATAGTGCCGCCCAGGCGGTCGTTGACCTCGTAGACAACGGCGTTGTCAAAGCCACTGCCATTGTCGACGTATAACAGTTTGTACATACCGCACCGGCTGACGCCGTCACGCAGAGTGTCGAGGGTCGCCAGCGTCGACTCGGCCAGGTTGACCGAAAAGCCAACAATGCGACGTGTTCCCCAGTCAATGACCGTGGTGATTTCCGGCCGGAAGATCTGGCCCGTAAGAGGGTTGATCACCTCGGCGTCAAAGGTATGGCCGTCCGCAATCCAAACGTCATTGGGCCAGAGCATGTCGGCCTTACGGGTGTTGTACGCCTGTAGGGTTTTCAGCTCGTGTGGTCCCATGCGGCCATGCTCGCGTGCCTCGGGAGACAGCTTTTTCAGCCAGCGGCGGACAGCATGAATGCTCGGGCAGACGCTGGAATGGACCTCGGAGTGGATCTGTTTGAACTGCTCATATGCAGCTTCAACACTGGGCTTCTGCGGGCGCTGGTAATGTTTAAGGAACTCGGCAGCCCAGGACGGGACGCTCATGTCCTTTTTACGGCGGGCTGGTGCCAGCCCCATTTCCCCATGGGCACGATAGTCCGCAAGCCACCGCTTTAGGGTGCGCTCCGAAAGCGTCCGGTCTTCGGTCTTGCGGTCGTTGGCCCGGACCACCTGCTCGGCAAGATAGGGGCTCAAGTCGCCAGTTCGAGCCAGGGACACCAGCGTAAGGATGGCGCGGTTCTGGCTGACCACCTTGCTCATGCGCTCAATCTCGCGCACGAATGACAGACGGGCAGTCATGACCGAGGTCTGCGAATCATTCAAGCGTGACGCTTTTTTAGCGTCACACCCTGAAAGAATTACATGTGTCTCGGCTGGTATGTCTGGTGCACTGGTGGGAACTGAGGCGGCAATGAGAGCAGCCTGGGTTTTCTCCGGCAGCATCGCAAAGGAGTACTCGACAGCTTTGCTACCAAGTCGCGATTGGCCTTCCCAGTGCTCACGCTTAGCCCTGATTTGAATAGCACGCTCTGTTCCAGGCATGCCTGGCAGGCCAGCCAGCTCACGGGCTGAGTACCAGTTACGCATGGTTTTCACCCAAGCGGCGCTTCAACTCGCGAGCTTTACGCCCAGCCTCATCGCGCAGGCGTTCCAGGCGGCCAAGCTCAGCGTTGAGGGCGTCTCTGCCATACGCCACCCGGCCGCCACGCTGCTCTACTAGCCAATCGGTGAGGATGTGACAGCTGCAAACTTCCTCAAGTAGTGGTGCCCGGTAAAAAGGCATGTTGTGGTCTACCCGAGCAGGACTTGACCAAGAGTCGAGCATGTACTTGCTGACATCGTCACCGGACAGACGCGACATGCGCGCAGCAACCTCATAACGGTCCATTTCTGAACCTTTGAGAATCTCGCCGATCAGTTCACTAACTTGAGCCGCGTTGTTTCCGTTGCCTGGGATAGCCAGAACTGGCTGGGGGACCGAGAAAATATCTAGAGTGCGGTCGTCTTTGGGTTTACGCATGTCTAACCCTCCGTGCCGGTTTTACGGTGCCGAAGGTCATAAGCTGGGTTATGCTCTTGGCTATAAGTAGCGTTCTGCTCTGAGCGTGTTGGTCTTGCACGGAATGGATTGCCGTTTGCATTCCAACGCTCGGGCCATAAGTCGATAGGCTTAAGCCCGAGCGCCTTAGCAATAGCGCGCTCCATGCGCGGATAAGCGGTGCGCTTAGCGTTTTTTACTGCTGTGTCTGAGACGTTGAGTTCACGCGCCAGCCTGGCAAGCGAAGTGCCTTTGGTGCGGAGTTGGTACTTGATCCATTCCCAACGCTGGGTTGGATCTTTTGGGATTTCGGTTTTGTTCATGCCTAGCGTCCATTTCTAACCACCGGAGAGGGTGGTTTTTTGGGGTGTCTAACGTCACCTAGGGCATAAACATAGCCATTTATAACTATGTGGTAAAGCGAAAAATGGCATTTCGCTTTCCAGATTTGGCTTTGTGGTGGTTAATTTTGACTATTTGCTTGATTTATAAGGGGTTTTCGACAAAGCGAAATTTCGCTTTGTGCATGGATTGCATTTCGGATAGCTCAATGGAGAAAGCGAAATGAGTGAGGGACTGGCAGAACGCATTCGACAATGCGCCGAGATAGCTGGAAGTGGCGATGAATTAGCGCGATTAACGACTATCCCCCGGAGGACGCTGGAGTACTACCTCACAGGACAAAGCGAGCCAAAAGTGGCGCGCTGCGTCGAGATTGCTAAAGCGGTAGGGGTTGATGTTGGCTGGCTCGCATCAGGCGAGGGCTCGAAGCTGCGTGGTACATCAGCAAAGACTGAAGTCGATGACGACAAGTACGCCTATGTACCGCTTTATGACGCTCGCTGTAGCGCCGGACACGGCGCCTGGAGTGATGGTGCAAAGGTGCTGACAATGCTGGCCTTCACCGCGTACTCGTTGCGTAAGCAGGGGCTGGACCCAGCGAAGCTGTCAGCTATCCGAGTCGACGGGGATTCGATGGAAGGGCTGCTGAACGATGGTGATACAGTCATGATCGATCACAGCCGCAGTTCGCTTGAGGGTGAGGCTGTCTATGTTATCCGCCTGGATGACCACCTCTATGCAAAGCGCCTGCAACGCCAGTTTGATGGCTCTATTCATATCATTAGTGAAAACAAGGCCTATCGGGACATGATCGTTCCCAAGGACCGCCTTAACGATCTCGACATTATTGGTCGGGTAGTCTGGGCGGGGGGCTGGTTGTAG